TGTAGTCTGTAATTTTCCATAAGAGAATCACAATATTTTTCTGTCCATCCTAAAACTCTTTCTGGTAAAGTTGTTTGAACTGGTGTTGCAGTCATAAATGATAAATCCCTTTGTACTCTTATATTATAACCACTACAGACCCTTCTAGGGTGCAATGGTAGACAGTTTATTTATTGGCACACTCTCCTACTTCTCTTTCAATAATTCTGTTAATTTATGTGTTTGATTTTGTAAGTGAATCATTTCTTCTTGCAATCTCCCAACCTTTTGATTAAGTTCTACTATCCACTCATATAATGCTTTATTACTTAATTCTAAAGGTTGTTCGATATTTTCTTCTACTTGCCATTTATTATTCAAATGTCCTTCTTCTTTTACCCAAAATCCATCACCAGACATTTCCCATCCATCTTCAATTAAATCGTCATAAGTTCTTTCATCAAAGAAATTTCTTTTCCATTTACCTAATGAGTGTTTTAATGACTTAAACATTTTAACCTCCTATTTAATAAGATACCAGTGTTGATCATTACTCTTTCTAATAACAAAAGAGCGATTCTTTTTGATGTTTTCTACATAATAACTATCAGAATCTTCTTCCAATACTCTACAAGAATGAAGAGACATAAATTTATCCGTAAAATCTACTTTTGCTTCCGTACTTTTAGGGGAAACATAAACAAATTTGTTTTTCATAATTACTTAGTAATAGTAGAAACAGCAGCATCACCTTTTTCAAACACAATGTCAACAACATTATGTAATTTACGAGAGGTGGTGATGCCAACCTTATCGTAAACTGGTACACAAATTAAACCATAAGTTTTAGTTGCATTACCCTTACGAATTACACGACCAATAGTTTGACTAATGGTGATGTAATCCATACTTCTAAGTAACACAACTGATTCTAATCCTTTAACATTAATACCCTCAGATAATATACTGTGATGTAATACTACAAAAGATTTGCTACTATCTTCACCCCATTCATTAAGAATATTAAAGAATTCTTGTCTGGATACTTTCTTACCATCTATAACTGCACCAGTCTTAGATGTTATATACATCCAAGAATATCCACGAGATTTTAACTGATAACAGAAATCAGTTAATGATGTTAAACTAACAATTTGTTTGGTAGATCTTGCACAGATAAGTATTTTATTCTTAGCAGAATCATCAATAGTGTTTAATAGATAATCACATTCTTTTTCATGCTTAAATCTGCTATCATCTACAACATCTACTTTATTAATAGACACTTTAGGGGGAAGAATATATCCTTGTTCTACTAACTGAGGTGCTGGTACTTGTGCAATAACTTTACCATAAATGTCCTCATCATTCATACCTATTCTAGTTGGAGTTTTAGAATGTTTAGGTGTAGCAGTAAAGAAATAGCAACGATTAGAATATATTGAATAATACTCAACTGCCTCTACAAAGTTCTTCTGAATACTATTATGTGCTTCATCAAAGTATATTGTATCAACCTCAATATCTGCCTCTTGTACTCTATTAAGAGAATGATATGTAGAGAAGATTAACTTATTGTATCTGTAATTCTGTTCAGTCCACGCACGAATATCATCAGGATTTGTGGTAGATTGATGAGAAGTATCGCCAGAATGTACATGCAACACTTTATATTGAAGCATAGGATGTGTAGATAAATGTTCTACAAAATCCTCACACAATTGCTGTGCTAATAGAATACGAGGGGCAACAATTACAATAGTTTTTCTATCAGGATCACTTAAAACTATATCCCAATTACAACTATTGAACTCTCTTTGTGTATCTTTAATCATACATAAAGTCTTGCCACCACCCGTAGGCACAAGAACCTGACCCTTCATATTACTACGAAGAGAATCAAGAACTGTGATCTGGTGTGGTCTTAATTGAACCATCAAAATTTTATCAATACATGTATTATAATGGAAAAAACACCTAATGGAAATTTAATGTGCCACTACGCTCACTGGCACACGATCTATTATCAAATTACCATAGTCCTCATGCAGTTCACATCCTATGTAATACCTATCCAACATTTTTGATACCATTGCAGTAGTTCCAGATCCCATAAATGGATCTAAAATGATATCACCAACTTCTGAACCTGCCTTAATACATGGTTCTACTAAATCAGGTGGGAAAGTAGCAAAATGAGCACCCTTATATGGTTTGTTAGTTATACTCCAAACAGACCTTTTATTCTTCTTTGGATATGATTTAGTGAGTCCAGAATGGGGTTGTAATCCTGTACCTTTATTGTGATATTTTCCTTTAGTTCTATCACGAGTACCCCAATCTTTTGCTGGTTCTTTGATACTTTCATTATCATAATAATACTTCCTATTTTTACTTAGTAAAAACAAATATTCATGTGATTTAGTACATCTATCCTTCACACTTTCAGGCATTGGATTAGGTTTATGCCATATAATATCCTGCCTTAAGTACCATCCATCTGCTCTTAATGCAAATGCTAACATCCAAGGAATTCCAATCAAATCTTTCTCTTTTAATCCATCTAATTTGTTTCCACGTTTAGAACATTTATCTGGTAAATCTTGCTTAGTAGCAGATACAGTTTGTTTAGGATATGATTGACCTTTACCAGGTCTATAGTTATAATAACTATCACCAATGTTTAACCATAATGTACCATCCTCAGTTAGCAGATTACGCACTTCTCGGAATACTTCTACTAATTTTTGAATATACTCTTCTGGAGATGATTCTTGACCTATTTGGTTATCCTCCCCTCCATAATCTCTTAAACCATAATAAGGTGGAGAAGTAATGCAACACCTTGCTTTTTCATCGAATTCTTTAAGAGTTTGAAGACAATCTCCAAATAAAATAGTATCTTTCAAGATGCCCTCCATGCAACATAAAGTATATACAATAATCCTAATAACATCATAAAAGTAATAGGAAAGAATGGTATGATTGTAATTACATGAATTACTTGTATTATTACTATACCATAAAATATCCACATTATAGTCATTCCTACTTTATTATGAAATGAACCACGTTTATACTCTGGTGGTGATATATTTTGTTTCCATATATCACTAGACATGTATTCATCTTCATGTATTTTTCTTTTCATTTTAATCATAATAATACCTCTAAAAAATTGTTTGGGTTAATAACACTATCACATATCCATCTTACTTCCTTAAATGATATTCTCTTTCTATACTTACCACTCTTTTGTAATGATTTAAAAGATGTAAGATAGAAATCCTTAGTTGATAGTCTATAAGATGTAATTGCATCATTAATTAATGATAAATGTTCATCCCCTATATGTGGAGAATTTATAGAGAATATATTTCTATTTGTATTCTTATACTCTACACTTCCCACTTTAACATGTATATTATCTCCATCAATTCTATCAATTCCATTCACAATATGTCTATATGAATCACGAGGATTAAATGTCATTTCAAATGGTACACTTCGAGGAGTATTACGATAATCTAAAATAATTTCTTCACCGTTAATATATGTTCTTTTCTGATCAACCTTATAGGGCACGAAGTATGCTACGCCAGCAGGATTATCAGTATCAGAGAATAGTTTCATATCAAACTTGTCCCACGCATATAATCTATCTTTAAATAGATTTTGATTCCAAAAAGTACTAGGAATAATTGCTGCTACATAATCACAATTATCAAGACATACTTGTAGTGCATCAAGATACAAATCCTCATGTTTTAACACTACTGGTAGTTTCTTTCTTGATACTACAGTTTTAGCAAGATAAGGTGGATTAGTGATACACACTTTATATCCACGAGGAAAATCTCTAATAGTATTTCTTTCAACAACTTTAGGATGATTTGGTGCTATATCATAACCATCCCAGTCTACATCTATGTACTTAAAAAGATGCCCTGCACCAGCAAATGGTTCCAAGAATGTAACATCCTTTGGAACCATCTTATACCAATCTTTAAAAGCACCAGACCTATTAAAAGGGTCAGTCGTTGTATAATACTGACCCAGTAATTGTTTAGTTAATACCAAGACGTTGTTGAAATTCAGAATGATTAACGACCCAAATATTATCAGAATCGTATGATTTCTTAAGTTCATTATACTTAGAATCAAGATCTGTGTCAATTAATAGGACATAAATCTTACCATCTTCACCATATTCTTGTGCCCATTGTCCAAATGCTGCTGCTTCATGAAATACATTATCTTGATGTCCTCCTTCACCAAATACAATCTTGGCAAAGATATAACCTTCAAAGTTTCCAGAAATTACACCATCTAAAGACTTAAGACAATCATATTTTCCTAATCCCTGCTCTTGAAGACGTTTAAACTCGTTTTTAGTTAATAATCTACCATCATGTGTAGGACGTAGATCTTGATTATTTAAAGGACTAACATAAGTTCCAGTAGGTGCTGTTACTTTATTAATCTCGTTAAGAACAAAGAACTCATCTTTAGAACCTTGACGAGATGCTTTAATAGAATTTCCATGAGCTACAGACTCAGCATAATCATAATTACCTTTACATTTACTATAAATGTCCTTACGATCTGTTCCTCTTTTTTCAACTAAACGATCAAGACTTTTGAAATTAAGGTAGGGACGTAAATCTTTCTCTACAAACTCACTGAAACAAAGAATTTCAGTAAGATTTTTATCCGTGGTTTTTTGACGAACATCACGAATCTTTGATAAATCTGCTGTGAACATAATACTCGTTGCCCACTACTAAGGTGGGACTGATTGATTACAATACTAATTTAACATAAAAAAACACCCCGTCAAGGGGGTGTATGACACTTACGCAACTGGTACTTCAGATACTTCTATCTCTGCACCTTCCAGTTCTTTCATTCTTATAAACGAACCTAACCTATTATAATATAAGGTATAATTTTCTGTTGTTAGGTAATAACCATCTATATCTTTTCCATCATCTGTATATCCATATGCTTTGACTTTCTCCTCTACTCCATCAATACGCAATTTTTTGGAACCATTTAAGTAAGAATGGTATCGTTCGTCTAGGTTAAACATAGTTCTAAATGAGTTTGTGCGGAGATTCTAACATTATCTATAAGATTATGAAGTTTTCTTAAGATTGTCTTTAGACTCTATTTACACTTCTCAACTTTTAGTCCTCTTCACTTTCCTCTACTTCTAGAGTATCTTCCTCATTAAGGATACCAACACGTTTCTTATCATTCTTACTATCCCCTACAACTTCTCTTAATAAGTTGTCAACATCTTCTCGTAAGTTTGACATTACCCCTCCGCACTTTCCTCTACTTCTGGAGCATCTTCTACTACTTCTGCTTGTGCTTGTGCTTGATCAGCATTTATCTCTTCTTCAGTAGGTAATGTAACTCCTAATCCCTGAAGATACTCAACTACACCTTGCAATTTAAGCAACAAAGCTCTTTGCTTATCAATATTTGTTTGAATTTCTTGTGCTTGTTGTACAACTTGCTGCAAATGATTTTGTTGTTCTGTCATCTTCACTCAATGAATTTATTACTTATTATATAGGTCTTTATTTAAATTGTCAATGTTCGGTTATGGAGCACTCTCATCAGCTATTAACTTATCCTTCCACGCATCCTTTACGGTTGTAGTCCAAACTGCATTACATACGGATTGAACTTCAGAACTCTCTCCCGAAATGTCTGTATCTACTAAATTATTACTACTATCCAGTTTACCAGGATTCAATACTCTACGATGAAAAGTACGACTTAGTTCTTTACCATCCTCTTTAATAATAGTAGCTTGTCTTATCTGAACTAACTTATAAGTTCCAACTATTTCCAAGCGATCTTCTTCAGTTGTTTTTGTTAATGCCATTAGGATAATTCTCCGAATTAAACAGGTTTAGGCGTATTAGTTTAATGACGTAACGATTGGTCAAATATTAACTAGCAGCAGTAAAGTATGTCCATACCATCCTTATATCATTATCATTACCACCAGTATTTAAATCACTAATCGTCATTGCTCCATAATCTTCATCTCCATCTTTACGATGATATAGAGTACCTAAAGTTGAATTATTTGCCATTAAAATTGTTCCTGGAGCTTTATCTCCTAACCAAGCAGCACTATAAGCAATGTGACCTCCTCCTTGATTATCATTATTCCAACTAGCATAAGGTAAACCTTCTATTCTTAAATTACCACTTCCTCCACTTACACTATCAGTTCTCATTCTTATCATACACGTTACCTGATTACCAATTTTAATATAATCTCCATGTTGATTATCATAGGTACATGTTGGATCACCCGTTGAACCACCAAATGTAGGAGTAAATGTCCCTTGTTCATAGTCGTCAAGAACTGAACTAGTGGCATTACCACCTTGACTTTTACTGAAATCAATTCCTACACCATCAGTAGCAGGTTTGAAATTACTATTATCAAGTATTCTCCATGCTTCTGCTGATGCTCCAGCACCATCAGCACAAACCTGAAAAACTAACGCAGTAGGATTATCATCAGTTGCATGAGTTCCTGTTGCAATGGCACCAATTCTTGCAGCTCTAGCAGGACCACCATCCCTACTCATAAAATCAATTATTCCCAACCAGTTATCTAATACAACAGAGGTGTCATCTCTAATCAACAACATCTTAGGAGTTGCTGTAGAAGTTAATTGAAGTTTTGCATTTGTATCATCATCGATAGAATAGTCATTCGCAGCACCAGTACCAACACAGAAATTACCTATTTCATTAAAAAGTCCTCTTAGAGTAGTTCCTTGCATAAAACCAAGTGGTTCACTACCGAACGATCTCAGATACCAAGTAGGATTAGTTGCATCAGTATCAGCTACTCTTATATTAAATGCACCACTTTGAGTTTTAATTTTAAAGCAATCTACATCTGTTCCACCACCATCAGGACTTATAGTTAATAGTTTGTCTGGATTACTAGTATTGATACCAACTTCACCACCATCTTCTATACGAATAACTTCACCTCCCATACTCATTATCTTGAAATATGGAGAACCACCTGTAGAATCCCTATCAAACTCAAATACTGTTGCATTACCACTTTGCCACCAAGAAGTTCTATAATTATGATCTTCATCCCATAAACTAACGTGCGGAACAGTATCAACAATTTCCAAATCCTGATTTGGTAGATCAGTTCCTATACCAATTTTTTTACCGTAAATACTAAGTCTAGAAGTTGCATTACCACTTACATCAAACTCATCAATTCTAAATATACCTTCATCCCAACTACCCTGATCATAATAGAAACCAAATTGCTTGGTTGCTGTTCCCATTACATCTAAAAAATGTTGACCAGCAGCACCTTGTTTAATTGATAATGCAGCAGTTGGAGAACTATTTCCTTCTGTTCCTAGTCCAACATAACCACTACTTCCTATGATACGAACTCTTTCTGTACCATCAGTTCTAAATCTTATACTACTATCTGCACCTGCATTTGCTTCATCAACAGAAATAGCTAAATTATCAGCATCATCTTCTAAACCAATCCAGTTATTTCTTAAATATCCAGTTCTACTAATTGTTATTCTTGCATCACTATTAGATGTTCCATCCACATGAAGCAATGTCTGTGGATCATCTGTTCCGATACCGACTTTACCACTTGAATCAATTGTTACTCTATCAGTTTCGTCTGTTTGAAATATTAAATCTCTACTACCAGCATTATGACCAACATACATTGCAGTTCCATCTGCTGCAATATACCCAGTGTATCCGAGACAATCGATTCTGAACTGTCCTGTGCCACTAGAACTAGGACTTACATCAGTATTATCACCAACTATAAGAGTTCCATATAATTGCGTATTTCCTATAACATCTAATGAATGTGATGGACTATCAGTTCCGATACCAAGTCTACCTGTTGATGTGAGGCGAGCTTTCTCACTAGCATCAATTCTAAATCTTATACTACTAGCACCACCCTCATCCGATTCATCAGCAGCAATTACAAAGTCATCAGCTGAATCCAATCCAATCCAATTATTTCTAAAATTATCTGCTCTATCAAATCTTATCTTTGGATTTGATGCAGGATTCACTAACTGTAATTTACTTTGTGGATCATCTGTTCCGATTCCAACTTTACCGTCTGCTTTAACTACAACTGCTGCGGTGATATCTGGGGTTGCTTCATCTTCTAATCTTAATATATCATAATCTCCTACCTGACGAACTAAGAGTGTAGTAGTTACTCCCGTCTGATTAAAAATATCTGTCAGTGCTAAAGGTGCAGTAGTTCCTATACCAATTCTTTTATTAACATTATCAATTTGCAAAGGACCAGTTCCTATGCCTGATCCCCAGTCTGCTAATTCAGTTGCGTTTGATAGTGCCATATTACTAATCTATATAAGGTTATTTATCATACTGCAGAAGTACTTAGAGCACCGCCGTTAGCAACAACAAGTCTGTATCTTGTACCATCTGGAGATGTTAGGACAACTCCTGCTGCTTGTGATCCTCCCACATGAAGATCAGAAACAAAAGTAGAAACACCAGTTCTACCAATAGTAATTGCTGCTCCTACTAATATTTCGGCATCACCAGTGAATGTAGAAATACCAGCAACACTTATATTATCAAGATTAGTATGTCCATCTACGTCTAAATCACCATTAGCATCAATTGCACCAGTGAATGTTGATACACCTGTGACTGCTAGTTGACCTGTAGTGGTAGTTCCAACAATATTAATTCCTGAACTTTCTGTGGTTAATTTTGTAGATCCATCAAACTGTAATGCTGTTGATCCACCATCTAGTGCGTATAGATAATCATTTCCACTTAAATCTTCAACTACAAAACCTGCAGCCTGAATAATTAATGAACCAGATCCACTTTCCTTTATATAAGAATTTTGATTAGTTGAATTATGCCATATTTCTAAATCATCCGAAGTTCCAAACTGTATTTTCTTATCATCAGCAACAGTAATATTATCATTGAATGTAGATACACCAGATACATTTACTTCCGCAACAGATACTCCACTAGAAGATGTGGTAAATCCAGTTATATTAACTTCTTGTAGTCTACTACCAGCAGTTACAGTTAATCCTTTATCAGCATTAACCATCTTAGAAAGAGTAGTGACACCAGCAACATTTAGACCTCCTGATGTGATATTAACTCCTGAAGTTGTAGTAGTGAATCCAGTTATATTAACTTCATCAAATGTTGCACCAGCAATTACATTAGAACCTTTGTTTGCATCTAATAATCCACCAACAGTAGTTATACCAGTTATATTAACTTCATCTAATGTTGAACCAGCAACTAAACTTGGACTTATGAGAGTACTTACTGTAGATATACCTGAGACATTTAACTGAGATGCTTTAATACATTCAGATACATCAAGCATCACTGTAGGATTAGTAGTTCCAATACCTACTCCTATAGTTCTAATTATATTGGCGGGTAATGAGTTAATTCCTATTGCCCACTTTCCTAAATCTGATGCTTTTGTCATCTTGATATTATTTTTTAGTTATTTAGGTTGACCATTTAAACTGAAAGCCTGAATCCCCCAAAGAAACATCTGTTTTGTTCGGTTGGTTGAGTAGTACCAACGTTGTGCCAAATTTCAACTTCAACAGTGTCATTTGTACTTAACTGTATTATTGAAGTTACTCTGGCATCAGTAATTTGTCCAGCAAGATCAGTATTTCTACCCCTAGCGTATGGAGGTTCCGCAGTTCCATTAACAGCAAAGACTACTTGCATATAATCATTAGCATCGAGGTCATCAATACCTCCACCAGCATAAAATACGTAAGTTCCTCCTATAGGTGCCGTAAATATACCTAAAGATTCATTCCACCCACTAGCACCACCTCTATAACCTTTATTCACTACATTGTTCCCAAAATTATTAAGTACCGTATAAGTATTAGTAGGAATATTATGAGAAGTATCTTGTGTACCAAAGAAAGCAGGGCCATTAATACCTCTCCATTCAACTCCAGTACTATTACCTTGACTTGTTAAAACATGATTATTAGCTCCATAATCCGTAGATGCACTACCTACAGTAGCACTAGGAAGACCTAGACCACCAAAATTAGAAATTCGAATTCTTTCATAGTTATCGTCAGTACCATCCTTACAAGTTTTAAATATTATTGCTGTTGGTTTCTCACTATCATTTTGAGCAGCATCTACCTCAAATCGTATAGATGCCCCTACCTCAAAAACGCCGTTAGCATCATTCGCCAGTGCTGCAATTTCACCTAACCTATTTGTTACTGCATTTGCTGTATCATCACGTCCTAGTAGAAGTTGAGCACCTGCTGTATGAACTGCCTGAATAGTATCTCTACGATCATTTGATCCAGTGGTCATAGCACTAGTTAGTCCTACTAACACACGACCAGTTGAGTCGATACGCATTCTTTCACTACTATTTGTTCTCAATGCTAAGTAGTTCTCACTATGGTTATAAGTCATCAATCCAATATTTACACTATCTTCATCTCCAAATCTAATTTGAGAAACACCATCACTCTTACCGTATAAATTTAATCTTCCATCTTTACCAGCAGCAGTTGCTTCAACAGTGATATCAGCATCTAGGGTATCATCAAACACATGAAGATTTGAACTAGGATTATCAGTTCCTATACCAACAGAACCACCTGATTCGATACGCATCCTTTCAGTAGGAGCAGAATCACTATTGTCTCCTCTTGTATAAAAAAGTAAATCTCTCCTTGGATCTGAAATGTCATATTCCAGAGAAGTTATTTGTGCTCCAGGCCATGTGTGGTCATTATTTGAGCACCAACTTATTCCAAATTCTTGTTGAGTATTAGCATCAACTGGTTGAGAGAGACGAACTATCTCAGTGGTTCCTACACCAGCAAAAACATTTAAAGTCTTTTGTGGATTATTAGTTCCGATACCAGTTAGACCATCTGATGTGATGCGAATTTTTTCTGTTGCACCTGTTGTTGAACTATAATTTACAAATCTAAAATCATCTCCTTGAACTCCAAAATAAGGTTTTGAAGTACTAGAATTAATATCTGCAAGAGTTATATGGGCATATGCATCTCCACTCTCAAATCTTGCTACTCCATTATCTGTTGCATCATAAACATGCAACTTAGGACCAGGTTCTCCTGTTCCAATACCTACATCATATGCAGAATCAATACTAATTGCACCTCTACTTACGAATCGAGATAATTGTCTTGCTCTTGTCATAATACTACCCAATCTCCGTTAACAGTAACTGTATATCCAACCCCAATAGTGATAGGTCCAGCACTCATTCCGTTGGTTCCTGAATCAATGGTCAGTGTTTCTGAAATAGTAGTCCTATTTGACTTAATAACTCCATAAGTATCTAACCATTGGTCATCACCATTTGCTTGCAAAACAGATGTTGTAACTCCAGGAGCTCCTGCACCTTTATTTGCAATATCAAAATTACCAGTGATAGTAGTATCTCCAGAAACTGTACCTCCAGAGTTTACATCTAATGCTGCAGCAACCTTAAAGTCATCAAAAACTTGAGCTTCAATTACATCTCCAGGAACGGCTGCAGACTGTAAATTAATTGTGGTACCATCTCTTGCTAATACGTCCCTACCATCAACTAACCGAACACCATTTCTATAAATGGCAATCTGATTAATTCTATAACCGCCTGTAATAGTAAATGCAGTTTGACTTTGAGTGGCAGTGAAAGTAAGAACCTTCGATGCTACATTCTCTGTTTGGGTGACCTGATTTCCAAGCATTTTATATCACTATTTCCTTTATTTATGAAGATGGCTCTGTAGGCCATGTAATATTATTAGGATCAGATTGAGTGGTTATATCCCTCAATGATTGACGATAATTTTTCCAATCTGTAGAAACAGAACCACTAGATTCAAGTGATTTTGATACTACCCAATCCGTGCGAGAAAGTCTCTTATTTCTTTCTGCACGAATAGCATCCCAAGTTATTGAGGGTGCTACAAAATTAGAAATTGTATTTCCATCTTTCTTTTCCCATTCTATTAATGAAGCATAATGACGATTTGAGAAACTAATAGGAACATCTAATGTTTTTCCATCTGATACTGCTTTAATAAAAGTCTTTTCAGCATCCCCATATACAGCACTTGTAAATTCTATTTCATCCATTGACATTGTTTATACCTCCTTAATAATCAGAATCTAATTCCCAACGGTTATCCTGAACCGTCCCACTAATTGTCCATACAACAGCATCTCCTGTTCCTGGATTCCAAGTAGCAGTTGGTCTCAAATCATAAGCAAGACAACTTCCCGTAAGATACAGTTGATCTGTGCTTTGTCCAGCAGTTATTGAAACAGAAGTTACAGTCGTATAAGTAGGTGGAGATGCAGTTAAATCAAAGATACCACCAAAATTACTAGCACCAAGCCATGCACCAGTTGGAGTTGGTCTCATAGGAACACCAAGAATCTGAACTCCTTCTGCTACCTCAGTACCAGAGTTTCTTCCTACCCAAGGCATTCCAGTATAATTAGCACATGAAAACTTCTGATAATATCTCTGACATCTCTTTAATTGAACATCATAAGGTAAATGTTCAAATGTAGATGGTTGTGTTTGTCCTGGTTGTGCGACTTCAATCTGAGATCCAGTAAATGCAAAGGTTGCCCCTGCAGTATTTCTCATATCTTGTACATAATTAGGTGCAATAGTACTATTATCATGCTGATTCCATGTTTCAAGACTCATACCATTATCAGTAAAAGAACTACCCATATGAGGTCTGATGATTAACTTGAGTCCAAATTCATGTGAATTTGGTACTGAAGCATCCGTCAGAGTAGTTGAACCAGGAACAATATATGAATGTCGAGTCCAAGTATTTGCTGCTTGAACATGAGCAGGAGAAGTATAAGTTCTTCTTGCAGCACCAGTAGAATTTGAACTTAAAGTACTATAGAAAGTACATGCAATTGAAGAACGAGAATAGAAAGAAACAATTAACTTAGAATTAGGATTATCATATTCCCAACTGGAATTCACTACATTAAATCCTTCAATAGCTTGATAGAATTGTATATAAGAATTAGTAGCAGATGCAACTGTTTCTACCTGAGACCAAGTAGAATTAGGGAATTGTTTCATTCCATTTGCTGTAGAACCAATACCAATAACAGAGGCAGCAGTATCACTTTGTAAACACCATCTATCTGTTATATAAGCATTAGAATTAGTTGAGACTCCACTATTAACAGTCTTACGAAATCCCCATCTTTGATTTATTTGTGTATCACCATTAATGAGCAAATTTCTAAATGTAGGTTCAGTTGCTGGTAATGATGCGAATGAACTAGTAATACCAATTGTACTTACACCAGCAATTACACCACTATCAATAGTTACAGATCCAATTGTACCAATACCACTTACATTTACATTTCCATCAGCAGTAAGTGCTTGATTTGCAGTTAATGTTCCAACAACTCGTGCATTACCTACCACCGTTACATCACTAATAACGGATCCTCCTATTCCTACATCTCCCGTACTTTCTATTGTTGTTCCTGCACCACTAATAGTTGCTTTCTGAGTTACAGTTAAATTACCACCAACTGTAAAATTACCAACAGAAGAAGGTGCAACAACATCATATGCTTTATATGCAACTAGTTCTATAGCATCAGCATCTTGTGTTGCATCATTAAATGTTAACGTAGTTCCGTCTGTTGCATAATAATCTTCTCCTTCTAACTGTCTTACACCATTAATATACGCATCAATATAACCTGGAGTATATCCAGCAGCAAAAGTGAAAGTAGTTACTACACCAGTATTACTATACTGCTGTCTTGCTATTACAACCGAACTATCATCGGGTTTTCTTCCTAGATAACCACTTTTACTCATTTTAGTTTACCCCTTGAAGGATTGATATAGATACATCTAAAGCATTTGCAGTATCACAAAGTATTCTTAATTCTTCTCCAGCAAGTAATGTAGTTTTTCCTGCATCACTTATAACAAATGAAGAACCTGAAGGAATTGGAACATCCCACATCAAATTATAAGATGTACTTCCCGTAGCAATCTGAACTGATGCTCCTACTTGGTTTGTTGTATTATTAGTTAACGTTCCCCCAATTAAAATGGATTTAGTATTAGCAGGTGATGTATATGTAGTTGTAACTCCTAGTACTTTTACATGTTGATTAGTTACTGAAGATACGTTAAGAGAATATCGATCTAAAACTATAGTATCTGGAACTACAATTGATGCTACCTTAGTTCCACCTATCCAATTCAAGGTGTCTAACATATCACCAACATTTACTCCAGTAGTTCCCACACCTGTAATTCTATCAGTAGAAGCACCAACAACTCCATTATCTGAAGATGTTACTATCCCCACCCCTCTTCCAAATGCGTTTGTAAACTTTTCTGCCATTTTCTTTTAATGCTTAATGTTATTTATTAACCGCCGAGGGCGATGACTAGTCCAATAGTTGCCGTAGCACTATTATTGACGCTAAGAGAACCATTTACATTTAAATCACCCTCAAAATTAGAATTACCATGAACTTCAAGAGTCTTTTGAGGATTGGTAGTACCAATTCCAACTAGAATTGTTTGACCACTTCCAACAGGTGATAATGTAGCATCTGCTCTTTCAAAAACAGTGAATGAAGAGTGAGCAGCACCAACCTGTAATGTATTTAGGGGTACACTAGTTCCTATACCTACATTGGCTTCTGGGAGAGCATGAACATCTCCTTCAAAGGTGGAAATACCTGTAATATTTAGATTTCTACCAGTAATTTCATCATAAGTTATATCTCCAGTTACATCTAAATTTCCACCAACTGTCAAATTACCACTAACTGTGGCAGCAGCAGAAACTCTTAAATCAACAGTAGTAGTAATTCCCGATACTACAGCTCCCATTAATGAGGTTTCAAAACGCTTTACGTTTTTATGATAAAGCTCAACCTGCCCATTTTCTATAAATTTGGCTTGCGTTTGTGTAAGAGCTGCATTAGTAATATTTAATTGACTTGCACCAATACGAAAAACACCTGTACCAGAATCTACAAGATTACTTTCAGTTCCTGAATGATATATTTGGAGATCTGAACTATCTCCGAACAAAATTTTACCATTATCAGGTAATCTTACTTCAGCAAAAGTAGATACACCAGTTCTACCAATAGTAGCTCCTGTACCAACAACTAAGTCAGAAGAAAAAGTAGAGATACCAGAAGTAACTTGTAATCCATTATTAAAATCAGCAGCACCTACAAAAGTTGAAAGTCCAGATATATAAATGTTTCTACCAATTACCTCATCATAAGTAATATCTCCTTTAACATTTAGATTACCATCTATAAAAACATTACTTGCAAATGTAGCAATACCAGTAGCAGTAGTAACACCTGATATAAACAAATCACCAGTGCTAGTAAATCCTATCGTAGATCCTGCACTAACTGATAAATTTGTTAATTGTGTATGACCTTTTACTTCTAATTTTCCTGAAGGGAATGCAGTTCCAAATCCAATCCAAGGAAGACCTGTTGATCCAATTCCTATTGCATTAGATGTTGAAGCAGCAGATACGAAAAAATTCTCCTTACCATCGCTAACATTAACGAAGCGTCCAAATTGTGAGAGTTCTCTGTTGTATGCCATGTTTAGTATCCCCTATTGATATTTATTGTAATCATAATGGCATATACCTCACTACAATCTTCGAATCCGATATCGGAGTATCGACAAATGTAAGTGAACTCAGACCGACCACACTATAGTCATCATCTGGAGTTAGAACGGAACCATTGAGGACAACAAAAATGTCATCAACACTTCTTCCTTCATAAGACAGAACCTCAGTTGTCTGTCCTGTAGAAACAATTTTTTGTGTTTCATATCTAGTAGAACCACTCAAATAAATGGTTCCACCCATACCAGCAGTTGCACCTGACTGATAACATAACTTATGAGGAGCATTAAACGGAACATCAAAAACTAACGTTGAATCTTCAGTTCCATTACCAGAAACTCCAGGGGTGAATAGTCCAGTTGCTCCTGTTACTCCTTTACTGCTATGATTCTTAATCCATAATGCTTGAGCACCAATACCATTAAAGAAATGATATCTCTTTCCTTTCTGTAAAAATAAAGTTGGATTTCTATTTGCTGATGTATCAGTAAATCCTAATCCCGTAAAGCTATAATAAGTATTACTTCCATCCTTAGAAAGAGTCCATTTAGTTTCGACTGTCTCAGATACATCTCCAAAATAAGTTGTTGCTGACATAATACCAGCAGTTGCAACTCCAACTAATCTACTAGTTCCTGCAACATAGAAGGAAGTATCACCACCACCAACACTTGCTGATGCTGCATTAGTTCCTACATAAAGATTCTTACTTGTAGAAAGTGCCGAAGCATTCTGGTCAAATTCAACACCAGGAACATCTGTTAATCCAGTACCATCACCCCAGAAGGATGCTGCTGTCATACTACCAGCAATAGAAATGACCGATGGGAGTCGAGCATTTAATACTGTTCCTGTCAAACTTGCAGCACTCACACTACCATCAAAAACTCCACAAGTAAGAGTATTGGTAGCAGGTGCATATTGGAAAGCATTATCATTTAAAGCAGTATGAATACCAGTTCCACTCGTAAAGAGTGGGAACATAGGACCGCCAGTATTATCTGACATCACATGGATTTCTGCTGCTGTAGATGCAAGACCTACAACATTACCAGTCATAATACCAGAAACGATATTACCTGTTAAATCTCCTATCAAACTTCCAGTCATAATACCAGAAACGATATTACCTGTTAAATCTCCACTAAATCCACCAGCAGCAGTTGCAACTCCACTAATATAAAGTTCTCTACCCGAAACTTGATCATATGTTATATCATCTTTTACATATAAATCTCCACCTACCCATAAATCTCCACCAGTAGTTACAATTCCAGCAGCACTTGCTAAAGTAGTAATACCAGTAATATTTAAATTACTCGAAGCAGTAATTGCTGCTACACTAATATCAGGAGTTCCCGTAAGTCCAGTAGCATCTCCTGTTACATTTCCTACTAATGCTCCACTAAAGGTTTTTGCAGTTATAACTCCAGAAGAAGTAATAAGATCTGCAGCAGGAGTAATAGTTAATGCAGCTCCAACTGAAGGTCCAGTAATAGTTACAATTCCTGATACCGCAAGACCACCATTTATTTTAACTTGATTATTTGCCTCTTCTCCAATTTGACCAACTTCAAAGGGATAAGCTGGAGTGATAGTTCCAATTGCAACTGATTTGGCATCAGTGTATATACCAGCATTTCCTACTAATTCTTTCCATAATCCTGCTCCTCCTCCACCACCTGTAACAGTAACAGTTACTCCTAATCCTATAGGTGAGAAGGTAGAAACAGATGCACCAACGAAATCAATTGTCTTAACAGTTCCTGTTGGTCCTATCTGTATTCCATCATCCTTAACAGTAATACCAGCAGTTGCACCTGCACCTACACTTGCTGCTTGTCCAAGTGCAACTGCTTCTACTTTTGTTCCTACAATAGCAGGTTCTTTTAATATAAATGTGTTTCCATTCGTTGCAGTAAATTCTGTTGTTTCTAACAGTTTAACACCATTAACAAATATATCTAATAATCCAACAGTATATCCACCACTAATTGTGAATGTTGTTTGTCCATCTGTTGCTGTATATACCTGACTACTTCTTGCTGAAGGTAAAGTATACCACTCTAAACCTGTTCCCGTAGACTTTAATATTTGTCCATTAGCACCAGTTGTTGCACCAACACTTAACCAACCATCAATATAATTATTCTTTGAAGTCGAAATACTAACAACATTCGACTCATACCCTTCTATACTTGTACCACCAATACTACCAACAACATCTAAATTATATCTTGCCGTAATAATACCAACGCCAACCTCTCTAGTGACATCATTGGCATATATTAAATTTTCCGCAACTTCTAAACCATTACGAACGACAAAATTCTTATTTACTGCCATTGAGGTTCACTCTCCCCTCTTAATATTTCCTATAATCTATTTATCACATTTAATAATTAGAACAAGACCATAAAGTGGAAGGCATTCGTCTGTAGAATTGGTGAATATTGGGTGGTTGCATATTTCTGACTCTTATTAATCATATTCATAATCATTGGATCAAGACACACCCATTCAAAACGATTACTATAAGTAGCTGTTAAATTGAAATAACTGTCTTTATCCTGTTGTGAGGAGAAAAATACAGAATATTTAGTATGTGGAAGATCTCGTTTGAAATATACTGTTCCATATCCTTGAGCAGTTGTTGTACAATAATCTACATTAGGTGTAGCCCTTATCTTATTCATATTCTTAGGAAAATCTCCAGAAACGTTAGTGAAATAACCAAATTCCCTAACTCCATAAATTGGATAATCAGCATACTGTGTAGACTCTGGCATTGCTGTATAAAGATTACTCTGTCTGACACCATTAGGCATTCCCAATGTTCCAGTAGTAATACCAGAAGCAGGAACATCAGTTAAATTAGAACCATCACCCTTAAACTGAGCAGCAGTTATAACACCAGTAATATTTGCTCCCTCAAATTGACCATGCTGACCATAAACTCTCTTAAACGTTCCAATACCTGCAGTAGCAATACCACTTGCACCCAAAGTTAAATTGGATTGTCCAATAATACTTCCACGGAATGTTACATCATTACTATCATAAGGATAAGAGAATACACATTCATTAGCACCTGCATTCTTACGATATGCAATAACTGCATCAGCAACTTCTCCAGTAGCAAATGATGGGTTAAAGTCACCCTCAAATACTAGACCACCACCCCTTTCAGAGTTTCTACCAAGATATAGATAACCCGTTCCAGAGTTTTCACCCATTGCTTCAAATCCAGCAATGTTAGCATCACCAGCAAGAACAGTAGTTGTTCTATTTGTTTCTCCCGAACTCTCACCAATAGATACATTACCATCAAATCCAGTAGTTCCAATAACACCAAATGTAGAAATACCAGCAACAAATAATTGATTTAAGTTAGTACCACCCATTACGGTAATACCTGTTCCTACTGTTAGGAAAGGTCCAGTCGTATATCCTGTACCTGCTGCAGTTCCGTGGAAAGTAACAATACCTGAACTCCAAGTAGGTCCATAAGACGTACTTAGACCCATAAAGGTAGATAATCCAGAAACATAAAGATTGGCAGGGGTTTCTGGGTCTGCAGTAGCAAAGTTAATAGTTGAAATACCACTAGTACTATCAAATGTTCCTGTTACAGATACACCAGCACCTACAAACTGAACTAGACTTGATATACCGATAGATCCATCTCCAGTGGCAATACCTACAGTATTCGCAGGAAGTGTCTCAACACCAGCAGGAAGAATACGTCCAAACTTCTTCCACTCATTACTAGTTGTATAAACCCAACCAACAAAGTCTCCATCAAAAGGAGCAGAATAGTATACTACATCTCCTAAATTTCCTGCTTGTGTTGGTTTGGATGTTGCAACAGTGAACTTACGTGAAACTGTAGCATTACCTTGTATCTTAAGGTTATCAACTTCAATACCTTGAGAAGAAGTAGATACAACTGGTTTGTTGAATAAAACTGGACCATCAAATTGTGATAGTACATTACCATCTGCTCCACCTTCTACACTAAGTGATCTTCTTACATTAACCTGTAATGGGTCAATAATATCAAATCCACCTTCTCCACTTGATTCCTTAGAAAGTCCCCCAGTGACTGCAGGAATAGGTATACCAAATGTCTCAACCTGACCTGTAGTAGAGCTAGTTTTCTTATTTCCAAAGTAGAAATTACCACTATCATCCATTCCACTATAGTTGGAAAGACCACCATCTTTTCTAAATGATTGTGAATCTAATACTTGCTGTTCACTAAGTTTAATTGTTTGAACTTGTGGAAGTGAAGTAGAATAATTACCTGGACCAAACCCAACATATTCAAATGTATGTCCTGATGCACGAATTAAAGAGTTCCTTCTTAATTCAACAGGATGTGGTTGAATTTTCTTAACTACAGAACCATTAAGGTGTGTTTGACGTAAGGTTCCCATTACTCCACGGAAAACCTTAATTGGATCGGATCCACCTGTTGGAGGTGTCTGCTTGATTCTTACAATCTCATTATCAATCTTCAGATAATCACCAAGGGTGAATCTATTACTATCCTGATTAACAATTGTAATTTCATCAATTGCCAGAGTAGATACTGCAGTAGATAACGTGGTTGTAATACCTGCATATTCAGGAACATTTCTTGTCGATGTCTTATCATTATCTATAGTAAGGTTTCCACCTTCTGGTCTAAAGGTAGGAAGATATATACTCAAATCTTCATTCTCATTGAAATCTGGATTTGTAGATCCAATACCAACCTTAGCAGTTAAACTTGTAAGTGTAGGTGCAGAATTAGTTAAGAAATAACCATTGAATATCTGTATTTCCTTTTTATTAGCAATTCCATTAGCATTCGTAGTTGCAACACCAACAGCACCACCCATATAGAACTTATTACCAGCAATTAAACCATGAGCACCAAGAGTAGTAATAGTAGCAATACCTGTTGGATAATCATAAGTTAGAGTAGCAACACCAACAACTTGACCAGTCTGAACTATAGTTGCTTCGGCACCGATAGTTGCACCAATACCAGTAGGTTGATTTGCTTTTGAAGTAGTAGCAGTTCCTGTAAGACCCATCTTAATAGGATCAACAGGTGCAACACTATTTGCTGGTTTAGCAATGAATTTCTTAGGTGCTCCAACTTCAACATTTACAATCTCATATAGAGTATTAAATGTCTCGTATGGATAAGGTAAGTTATCAATATCTAAAGAATCACCAGCATTATCATAAATCTCTTCAACTTTTACAACTGCTTGTGTGAATCCTGTTGTTGTAGCAGTTCCTGCAACAAACATGGTATTACCAATACCATATGCAGAACCACCATCCATTACTTCAATTCCTGTTAGGGTTCCACTTCCATTAACAGTAATTCTTGCAGTAGCATTACTTCCACCAGTAGAATTAGCACCACCTACCAATGTAGCATTATAAAGAGTTCCTGCAGCACCATTACCATATCCAGCTCCAGATTCACTAACACTTAACTTAGTAATACGATTAAGTCCATGATCAATTGAAGTAAAGAAGGTTACTGCTGTTCCTATAGTCTGAGCAGCTCCCACCCATGAAACTGGAAGACCTTGAATCTCTGAACCAATGAAGTCAGTAATAGCAATACCAACAACAAAATCATCAATACCTTTCTTCAGTGATTCTCTAGTAATACTCTTCTCTGGATCATTAACATTAGTTTGTCCAACAAACTCACTAAGAGCAAAGGTCTTAGAAGCAGGGAAATCACTAACAGTTTGGTCTCTATTTACTCTAGGATATAAATTCTTAATTGGTTGAGCAAATCTATCGCTAGTGAAAGGTGCTACTGTAGGACTATTAGAACTATTAGTAACAGTTAATTGGTAAATACCATCTGATATATTTTCCTTATATTCCTGTAAGGTTTGAGACTGATAGACACTAAATGTTCCACCATAAGTATTTCTTCTAAAGTATGGAAGATTAGTATCACGAATACTTGTATCATTACTAAAGGTTCCTGGATCTGTAGTTAGTCCAACACTAAATGTCTTACTATTTGGAATACTTACAACAGTAAATGCTCCATTAAATCCAGTATTTGCAACACCAGTAGTATTAACATTACTTCTAATATTAAATAACTCAACATCACTTCCTACAATCAAATCATGAGGAAGTTCAGTAGTAACAATACCAACATTAGATGCCCAAGATGCACTAGAAACAAAACGGAAATTTCTTAATTCAGAAGAATTAGAAAGATTTGCAGTGGTTACACTATAATACTTTTCAATTTCTGCATTTGTATCAGCAGTAGAATCTCCTGATGGTTGAAGAACAGAACCTACAAGAGGAGGTCTTGCATTAACACTATCTTTAGGTATAACATATCTCAATCTATAAATTGTATCTGCAAGGTTTCTATTATCAGGATGTCTCTTTAAGAAAGTTCTTGCAGTTGAATCTCCAAGAGTTGTAGTACCCATTCCTACTATTGTAGAATGAATATTATTCTCTGTAGAAGCAGCAGAAACATTAATATACCAATTACTTTCACTACTATCCCACTGAACAGGGTGTCCAATATCTCCAGACTTCTTATCAGAAACTCTACTCTCAACAGTTAAAACACCACCTTTATTATTAATAGTGATTGGATTTAAAGAAACCGCATCATTAAGAGTTTTAGCAACTTTTAATTGTTTATTATTACTAATTCCTGTTACTGCCTCATCAATAGTTGTAATAGCATAGTAAACAATATCATTCTCTAATCCATCAGGAATTTCACCCGTATCACTTAAAATTCTAATACTTTCACCATTCTCAAACTGATGACTAGTATCTAATGTAATAAGATTACTTACAATACTATTAATACCTACAGCACTACGAACAACATTATATTGTTTCTTAGAACTTACTTCTGCACCAGTAGATGCAGTAGGTGGCATAACAATCCTGGCATTAAATTCTGTTGTGATTCCAGCGTTGTCAGTTAAAAATACATTTAAAGTATCATTATTTGCTGCACCAACTCTATATCCTTGTAATAAGTATTCAGGTAAGGTAGACTGAGTAGTTTGATTATAAAGATATAATTTAGATGTAGATGCAATACCTACTCCAGTAGCATCACTAGATTTCTTAACATCAAGAGCATCATACTCAAAAGTTTGAGTTGTTACTTCTAAATTTTTTGGAGGAATAACATGAGAAATATATCCTCTATCATCTTGAGAGAATGCTCTCCTTCTATATCCATCTGCAGTTAATGCCTTTGCACCAAAGTTTGAGTTAGAGTTAGTAATACTTAAATCACCACCCTTAGAACTCAAGAAATGAGATGCATATCCAATAGCAAAGCAAGAAACTACTTGAATGAATGCATCATTAGTAGCATGAATATGATAATGTGAATATTCAGGTTTATATTGAGATCTAGGATCTGTACTTAAATTCTCATTTCCTGATGCTGTTGAATCTTTATAGGTTCCACTTGTAGTGTCATACTTAACGAATGCTTTATTATCTTTCTGCAATGAAATACCCGTATACTGGGCACAAACCATTGACTTAAATCCACTTGCTTTATCTCCATCAGCATAGAGACCATTCATACCAAATACTGATCTTAGAGTACAGTTAAAGACATATGGAGAAGATGAAGTAACTGTATCTTGTGCAATATTTAAAGTTGCATTAGTAATTGTGGGAAGAGGATCTGAAGGAGAATTTTGAACTTGATACTTAATTTGAGTTGTAGATACAACATCACTAATCACATGATTACCGTCATATCCAGTAACATCTACACCAGCAATTCTAATAGCAGTGTCTGTATCGAGTCCAGGAAGGACTTTATCTGTAGTAACAGTAATTTCAGTAGAAGAAACTGTACCATCACCTGCTCTTATACTACTAATTCCAACAGAAGCACCTGTTGATCCAACAATTCTATATTCATTAACGTTAGTCTGAATATCAATTGCTGCAGATGGATAATCAGGAGAAATATCTCTTCCACTTGCTTGACCATATGCTAGACCAATCTTTTCATAATACATGTCCAGATCAGTTCTACTTGTCTTATAAGTCTGGAAGTCATCATCAATAGTTACACCATTAACACCATCAGCAAACTCAAATACAGTTAGTTTATGATGAGAGAAATTAGGAACAAATTGGTTTGTAGTGTAATCAACATATGCTTTTCCATTTGGATTAGCATCATTAATAGTAAGTTGCCAAAAATAACACCCACCAGTTACACGGAAGAGGGCAGATTTTTCAATCTCATTATTAGTTGGGTTAGGTACATATAAAGGTCTTATCTTTGTCTTTCTTAAATCATATCCAACAATAGATACACCACGAGGTATTATTGCTCCACCGAAAACACTATTAAGTTTATAAAGTTGATTATTTGGGTTTGTTAAGTCAAATGAAGTTGTACTATCAAATGGTGGAAAATCATTTGATATAGTACCATCTCTTAACCGATAGTTATTAACACCAGACGGTATCCATCCTGGTCTATTATCTACTAAGTGCTCTCCTGGATACAGAAGAATTGTTGTTTTTTCAAATCTATCATTATCAAGTCCTTTCTGGTAGGAAAACCGTGATGCTTCTATTAATGCCCTTTGAATAGTAATGAACGGTCTTGCAAGAGAATTACCCTGATTCTCGATTGCATCCGTCGCATCTACGTCGTTTGGACTTACATAAAGAATGTTCCCACGAGTGTTCTTCAGAAAGTTATCTAGACGGCTAAGACCCATTTTATTACACTATGAAATTCTATTTAGTTTTATTTATCTTACTAACCAGGTGCAGTATATACCAATTCATCAGTAAGTGTTTTTCTAATAAAAGAAAGAACATTCATAAACTCTTCCATATCTTCACAATGCACTTCTTTTGTATCCCCTTCGTTGGAATATAAGTAAAATGTTCTTTTAGTGGTATCAACAACACACTTAGTCAAATACTCGTCTTCTTTAGTCATAGGATACCTAGTCGTTTGAAAAATATAGCATAAAATTAATTATGTGTCAACTGCCATACGCACTAATAATACCGACTGCTGATGCAATTCCAACAATTCTATTAGTTACAATTACTTTAGAATTACGCATACTATGTTGAGACATCTGTTTATATCCTTTCTCAGCCTTAATGGTTGTAACAGGAGCAGATAGTGTTCCAATTCCAGTTCTAAGAGTATTAATGGTAGAAATATTAGATGCTATATTAGCAGGTAATGCATTCGCACAAGCAGATCCACTATTAGAATAATTAATAGTTGAACCATCATCAGTTTCAACAGAACTTACACGAGTATAAATCCATCCTATTTGATTTGAGGTAGATGTAGTTCTAAAAAGACTATTAGTTTTACCTGCACTTCCAGAATAAGTACAATTTTCAAATAGAATAGTACTTAAACCAGCACCAACATTAGCATTACCTGGTTTTATAGTTTTATATGTTGCTCCATCATTCATTGGAACTTGAGTGCTAGTAGTGCTCTCTATTCTAGGCCACTCCCATTCTCTTGCCTGATCAGCATATAAAGGAGCTCTAGCAACAGCAACTTGATTACTTCCTCTAGTTTGATTTGTTACAACTCCAACTGAAAAATTATCACCATAAGAAAGAATATCAGTTAATCCACTTGTACTAAAAGTTGCAGTTCCTGATGCAATACCACAAGTACTACTATTATACATTGCTGTCATAGCAGCAGCAATAATTCTCTTCTGATCATTAATTAATAAAACTCTATCTAATATCTCATTATCAACATCAACAGTTATATCTTCCCACGCACTAACAATAGTAGCACCAATACCGAGCTCGGTGGTCATATCACCTACACCAGTTTCTAATCCTACTCTCTCTTGTTTTAGAAAACCTTTAGTAAATAAAATATCAGATTCAGCCATACTCCTAGAAGATATCTCCTATAGTATATATTAAACTAACCTATAATCTTCAATATAATAATACTTCACATAATTTCTAATTTCAGAAGTACTTGATATTTTCTTATAATTAGGTTCCATATATTCCAAAATTAACTTCTGTCCTACTTCATTGTAAATATAATTTTTATCCAATTCTTTTACTACAAAATCCATATCTAATACCTGCCCCATCCAATCACCAAAGTTCTCACCAAACCCATCTTCAAAATTCCAAAGACAAGTTTCTTCGCTAATATAATCCACTTGTTTCTTATACCATCCTTTAGAATAGAATGGATGAGAACTTAAAGACAAATATCTTTCCAAAGGATCTCTTATCACTGCAATATGAGGAATATTTTTTACATCTAAATGTTTCTCATATAATTCTCTAGTAAAATGAGTAATTTCTGTACGATCAATCTCTTTCCATATAGGTTGTTCTGGTTCAAATCCATTCAACTTTATATTCTCTTGAATGAATCTACCAGCAGTTTTGGGAATATGAATGAAAAGAAATCTCTTTCCAGTTTCTTTATGACGATAAGTAGGCATTAGATTGATTTATTAAACCAAAAAGATAGAACATATCTGGTACCAGACTCAACTTCACTCACATGATGAAGATATTCTCTATTAGAAAAAATTAATAACTTTCCTGCTTTCGGTTTTACATCATACCATACTTTATCATCTAAAGTATCGAATTGAGTATGTCCTCCAACATAGTCATCATTTAAATAAAGAAAAGATGCAAGAACATTAGGACTAAACATTTCAGATTTATCATAATGTGGTTTCATAAAAGTTCCTTTTGGCCATCTTATGACACCACAATAATCTAATTGTATATCCTTATGAAATGTTTTACAAAGTTGAGTTACCTTCTTAATTACGTTAGCAAAAAGTTCATTAGATGTCAATTTAATATCGATAGGAGATACATCTCCACCCAAATAGATTGCACCATAATCACCATCAGGTTCTGGTATATCAGGACCATAACTCAAACTTTCATCAGAATTTGAATGAGTAACTGCTTCTAAGAATGTATCCTCCTTTTGATCTCCATGAAGATTGATAAATGGTTTACACAAAGAAGGATTTAAAAATTCCTCTTCAACATAAATTAATTTTTTCATTTTTGATTATACCAAATACTAAGAGCAAATCTTTCTCCACCTTCAACCTGAGTAACATGATGTTTATAGATTGAATTAGAAAATACAAGTAGTTTTCCTTTTTCTGGTTTTATTTCATGTTCTTCAAATCCAGTATAACCACCAGTAAAATCATCGTTCAAATAAAGAACTGCTGCAAATAAATCAGGTTCTTGTCCTGGTCTTGATGGATCAATATGGGGTTTCATAAAAGTACCCTCTGGCCATCTAACAACAGAAGCATAATCAATAATAACCCTGTCATCAAAGGTTTTACAAAGATCTGTTACTTTATCAACTACATTATTCTCTTGTGAATCAAAATAAATCCCATCCAAGGTAGTAAGAAAAGTATTACCACCCCTACCTGGATTTCCATAAGGAATTTCTTCTTTATTATCTTTAGAAAGTTTAATTAAATCATCACACTCTTGAGGAGAAATAAAATTCTCTTCAAAGTAAATCAATTTTTTCATAAGAGATCATAATATTTGAGTATTTCTTGGACCTTCGTATCTTGGATCTTTAAAGTTTGGATTATCAACATCATCCACCTTACCTGGATTAAAGTTAGGATCTGGATAATCCTTCCAAGTATCTCCTTCATACTCAGTAATCAGAGGATTTATATCTTTTCTTTCTCCATACACAGAATAGAAACAATCAATAGGACCACCAGCACCATTCTTTATTATTATCTTTTGACCCCATTCAATCTTATCCACAAAAAGTTCTTGATAACTTTGATAAGGGGTTAAATGAACTGAAAGACTATCTGTATATACCAAATCTTTCCAATAATAAGGGAGTTCAATTACATTATTACCATTACTCAATCTTCCTCTAAAATAAACACCAACCTCTGGTCCCTCAATACATGCATAACGAAGTCTATGTCCATCTCCTTTAGTAGGATGCTTAATATCAAAAGGTTTTGGTTTACCATCAGCAGCACTAAATCGAGCAGATAAATCACCAATACCACCACCATTGAAATATGCATTTCCACCAACCCATAAAGGATGTCCTCCTGTTGCCATAAAGGTAGGAGCATTAACAGTAAGAACTCCTGTATTAACACTACCCAAAGATTTTACCTTTAGACTAGTTAAAATTCCACCACCACCCCTCTCTAATGTGATATTAGAAACATCAGACCCTGTTCCACGGAAAACTGTATAATTATCTTTCGTAGTTACTAATGCAACACCATTATGAGGAGTATTTAAACCAGATGATTCTGTAGGTATTAAATCAAACCAAGGTGCTAATTTTCCCTCACTATCTTCATTCTCCACATAGTTATCTTCATAAGTATAATCCATATCTGCTTTACCTGTAAACGTTCCATAGTTTACAAAGGTTAAGGGATAACTGGCAGGTTTTGGTTCATATGGATAAACCTTTTCAGGTGAAGGCTTTGATGTATTAGATGTAGAATGACGAGTCTTTTCTCCCGTTATCTTGTTTATTTCCATTGTCATGGTAATTACTCCTCAATTTTAAGTCTTGGAACATCTTTCCTTTCGGCAAAGATATGATAATAACAATCAATTGGCATTCCACCTTTAGATTGTAGAAATACCTTATTTTGACCTACTCGTTTGATAATAATATCTTGGTGAGCACCAATGGGTTGAAGTTGAACTGTAATACTTAACTCTTCTACCAAATCTACCCAATACTCAGGAAGATATATTACAGAAGTTCCTGTTAGTCTACCTCGACAAAAAACTCCATTCTCTGGACCTTCTAAACAAGCATGAACTAACTTTCTACCAGGTTTACTTGGATGAGGAATAACGAAGTTTTTAACCCTCGCCATTATAGTCTCAGCATAAATGACTTTCGACTTTATGGTTCGAACTGTTAATAATTCGTCCACCTTCAAGTAGCTTCTTATTCTAGCATAAGTTCTCACAAAAAGCGAATAAAAAGGAACAGGATGTGTTTCTCCTTGCATATCACTATTCTGTGTTTCAGCTATCATCACTGTACCCAATTCATTTTCTTTTATGGGTGTTTTAACTTGATGATCATAATATTGAGTAGGATCTCCCGTAACTGAAGGTCCTTCGGTATAGGATGTTCCTCTAACCTCATCATCTCCCCTACCTAAGATTTCAGGAAGTCCATTTCCAACAAATAATCTTTTTCCGACTGTTACGTCGTCCATCTCCATTGACATAATTTATACCTCCCTAAAACGGAAACTTAAATGGTAAACCACCCAATCCCTGCTGGAAAGAAGGGATACTAGGTTTAGGTGGGAATGCATTTTCTGGTTTTTCAGCTCCTCTATTTGCAACCAATTCAGAAGTATCTTCTCCTCCAAGTTTAGAGGGTTTAGATGCAGATTGAGCACCTAAGAATTTATAAACACCTGCATAAAATTTAAGAGATGTCTGAGCAGAAACCTGAAAAGTACCAGAACTAACAAATCTTACTGATGCTTTTCCATCAAGACTAAGATTCTTTGTTTTAACATTTACAGCTTCATTAGAAACTATATTAACTACTCCTCTATCATTAGAAGGACCGTGAACATTTAAATCAAAATCTAATGCCTCCATTCTAATTCTACCATTAGTTGCTTTAATGACAATATCGCCATTTAAAGCCTCAAGAATCATAGCAGGTTCTTTACCACCTCTATTATCACCACATTTGATTTGATAAACTCCAGGACATCTATTGGTAGTCCATCCAGGTCTCTGTCCATTCTTATCCATTGTCATATAATGGATTTTATCAGAACCCTGCAACATTACATCAGATATACACTCACCCTTAAAACCAGCAGTGGTTGTATGAATATGCCCGAATCTTATTTCTCCATCATTATTTCCGTACTGAAGATTATAATAATTCTCAGTATCGGGATTATAATCAGGATTTAATTGATCTGCCATTTAAGTTACCTTTCCTACGCAATCTATTACCTGAAGAACAGGAGTACCTTTTAATCTATCAAGATTTCCTTCTTCATCGGATCCAATTCTTAATGGTTCAAATACAGGAATAAGTTTTGCATTTGTTCCGACTTCAGATTCCATCCATAATCTTGGAACCCTATTAAATCCTTGCCCTTTGGATATTATATTCACTTTAGTTACTGTTCCAAAAGGTCCAAATTTAGGTTCCAATACAGCACCATTATTATATTTAATAAAGATAGTGTCATTTGGATCATAATTAATTCCAGGATTTTCAATGTAAACATCTACAAGTTGAAGAATTACAGGATAATCACCTAAAGCACTAGCAGGATCATTACTTGAAATCTTAGGTGCAGTATCTAAAGGATTAGGAGTAGTAAAACTACCTCCAGCAATTACTTTTCCAGTTCCGCATAAAGTTTGAACTGTAATTCCATCTTTCACAATATCTACACAAGTTCCTGGTGGTAATTCAACAGTATCTCCTGGATTAACATTCACAACTGTTCCTGGAGAATAAGGGAAATAACCTCCCAGTTGAGTTATATCAAAGAAATTGCCAGCATTTACATCTACATCAGAATCTGTATCTCCAGTTCCTGAACCACTAATAATAAACACTTGACCAACTTCATATCCAGAACCTCCCTGACATATAGTTGCTTGAGTTATTATACCATTTTCTGAAATATAATCAACCTTAAAATCTATACCACTAGAATTTTCAACTTTAGTACCTACACAACTACCACTCTCAGGATAAGTAGAACCTCCTGTAGATAGATCAAATGCACTTACTCCTCCATTATCATCTATTGCAGTTATTATACCTTGAGCAGGTAATCCAGGCAAAGGTGGTGGAGGTACACTAGTTATAAATTCTTGGCCAACTGTACTAATACCAACCCCACCAGTACCATATGGAGTATCACTTATTGTTATTGTACCACCAGTATTAGTTCCACCAAGAGGATCATATTCAATAATAGTAGTACCTGAAGGAAAATTAATATCTGAGGGTATGTTTATAGGAATAACTGATTGACCAGCATTTATAGATCCTTCGGGATTAATCACATTATCAATAACATTACTACCTGTAGTTACATCTCCCACAAATCCACCAGTTCCCAAACCTGCTTGATGATTTTCATTATCTAAAGTATTTAAAATTCCTGTAGGTTGATAATTTACTATCGTATTACCAGGATCTGAGAATATCTGTCCATTTCCTCCTTTAGAACCATCAAAAATATTAGTATATCCAACTCCAGGTGAAACAGAAATAACTTTTACTACTTGTCCCCATTTATTAATTACTGATATTAAATTTGCACCACCACCTTTACCACATTCATCTACAATCTTTACCTTTGGTGGAGTTTTATATCCCCAACCAGATCCACCACTGGAACTATCTTTTACATATGCACCACCATTCTTAGGTCCTGCTAAAGGATCCCATCTATTATATACTAAATCAACTCCTATTACTTGTCCATATCCATTTACGATAGCATTTCCTTCTGCTCCACCTGCTAAGGGATGAACTACTTCATCTTTTATAAAAATAACTTTAGGTGGTCCACAACTAGTCGGTCCAGAATTACAAGCAGAGTCTTCACTTTCTATAGCATCTAATACACCACCCAAAGCACCATGAAACTCACCCAATACTCCTCCACCATTCCATGCAGACCAAGATTCAGTAGGAGGACATTCTGGTTGTGGATCACATCCAAAGAACTCAACAATACTAGTTACAGTATCTAATGCACCTGTAGGATCTCCACCTGCCATACCAAATAAAGAACCAGCATTACCCCACTGAGGAAGATGACTAACAGAATTATCAATAAAATCTTGTATGCCACCTGCTGCTGTTCCCAATATTCCTACAACAGGTCCAAGTATCTTACTTAAAAGGGAACTTACAAAACTTTTAGCAGCACAAGTAGGAGAACTCACAAATTTCTCCACTACATCATTCAATAATTCTCTAACTACACCACACATCATATCAACAACCCCATTCATCACACAAGTAACAGTATTAGTAACTTCTTCCTGTTTTTGTTGTAATGCAGGTCTTTCATTTGGCATCAATAAAGAAACCGCAGGTGTTATACTATTATTAACTTTCTTCAATACCAGAGCATTAACTCTTGACATTATACTTTTTACAAATCCACATATAGCCTTCTCTGCTCTATCAATTGCTCTCTCCATATTATTCTTTTCACCTGCTGCAGCATAAGGAAATAGAGATGCAGCCTTCTTCATCCTATTAACATCCCGCAATAACAAAGACATAACACCTTGAATACCTTGCATCTCAGTGTTTGCTGCTTCGCAGGAATTCTGCATTGTCATTTCATCAGCACCATCATTTGCCTGAAATATATCAGCAATTGATCCCACTCTAGGATTCATTCCCTCTAATGCAGGAAGAGACCTAGGTGCTGTTGCCATATTCTGTGGATATACAGGAACAGGTTCACTCTTTCCTTTATATCCTGTCCTAGCTTCAAATCCTTTCTCTGGATCTTTTCCCTTTAAAATCGTTTGAGAATTATTTCCAAAGGCACCCATAATTACGGGTTGTTGTGCCTCAAATCCATCCTTAAAAAATCCCATAACAAAAGCACCTTGACAGAGGTTAGGAGACATTTTAGATCCCCTATGACCACTACCAGCAGTTACTGGATAGAGAACCTCTGCCATTGGCAACTCTTCATCAGGCTCATCTTCTTTACTAAAAGTTTGATTGCCAAATATTCTTACCCTATAACGATAACCCCATCCAGGATCATCTTCCTCTGAAGATTGTATCGCAGAAGGATTGGAATTATCTCTCCATGTAGAATCATCAGCAATTTGACCTATCCACCAATAAAAACCATTGGTTCCAAGAGCCTGACTATCAAATAAACTATTATTCATTCGTCGTAAACTCTACACTCTTCTGCGTCAGGATGATTATCACAATACACTTCTAAGTGTTTATCTTGATGTCTCAAATGCCAATCATTAATACCAGTCTCTGGTTCATCATCCTTATGATATTCCTCATAATAAGCATGAGCAGATTCTAAATCTGCCTTAGTATATTCCATTTTACCATGATTAATGTGTTCCTTACCATCTTTAGGATCGAGATACACTTCATGGTCTAAGTCGTGTTTAATTTTAGTCATAGGTTTACTCCCATACTCTAGTATTTATTTTCCTTTTCTTCCAAAAGAATCTCTTACTACAATAAATTTAGAATAAGATCCTTGTGGATTCAAGTGATGACAAAGTTCGGCTACCATATATATACCACTATTTTTCTTACTCCCCTCTTTAGTTCCAGTAGATGCAGCAGCTTCGGGTAATTCACAAAATATCTGATCTCCTACTTCAATATCAAAAACTCCACCAGTAGTCATCGACATTTGTATTGTCATCATTTGATGATAACGCATCACAGCTTGTGCTGTAATATCGGGATATCTTATATTTTGAACTTTACATTTTTCTATTTGTTCATTCAAATCTTTTCCTGGTGGCATTGAACCAATATCAAGTGATTGCATATACCATCGTGAAGGATATTTGCAAAATTCTTGATTAACCAAAGTTGTAGAAGGTTCTTTTCCTGTATGCTGAACTTGTTTACTAAGATCTTTTGATGTTAATTTTCTTTCATTAGATTCATTAGTATAAGGATCAAAGAAAGTTGCTTCATTATTATATACACCGTTCATTAAATCATTTTGAAAATCTATAGTCTTTAAGAAAGAAAACTTCAAAATTTTTGCATCATAATTCTCAGGTCTATTGGAAGTATCACTAGCAATAAATTTCTTCTTATAATCTGAATTAAATAAAGTTTCAATGGATTTAAAAATAAATCCAGAATGATTTTCAAAAAACAAATACCCTGCAGAAGGATTGTATTGACTTTTATTATCATAATTCTCTACTGTAGTCTGCTTGGTTTTAGTTTTTGTAGCAGCAGGAATAGCTCTCTTAGCAAGATTAACACACCAATAAAATGGTTTTCTTCCATTACCAATAAAAGCCCATTCATTCACAGTATCTTCAACATCAACCTTCTTCTTACTTCCTAATCCATTCTTACCTTGAGCAGTTGGTGTAGTACTAACTATTTTTTGAATAGTCTCAGAAATCTTACCAGTAAATCTTTTCCTAATAGAAGTCTGCTCATTATCCAAATATTCTTTACTTACAAAACTAATCATTGCAGCAAGATCCGTAGTAGATTCCTTAAAAGGTGTTATTGTATTCACATACATTGTTAACCTTCTGGTTCTATCACAAGAATCTTCAAAAGCTATTTCTGCCTTCTCTCCTCCTGCTAGATTAAGTTCTTCAATAAAATTTTGCGACTTTCCCTTTCCCAATCCAGTCTTTTTATCTACCTCTTTATATCCAGCATCAGATACTGAAATCTGAAGTCTTACACTAGTATCAAAAATACTTTCCTGATAATAAAGGTCAACAATAGCTCCCGTTATATCACGTTTTTTCTTATTTTTATTGGAGGTAATAAGAAACTTAGTTATATTACCTTGGTCGGTTCTACTTGGGACTACTTCCGACATTATGCTGCACCTGCACGTAAATGTTGAGTATCATTACTATTTACTCCAGAACTACTACCACTAGAACCAGAATTAACTGGAATAACTTGTGTTTTTCCAGATTTTTCCATAATAATTGGTTGTATCATAGTTACTACATCACCTTCATCATCATAAGAAGGATATTCACTTACATTATTAGATTTTAAAGAAACATCATTTTTAGGTTTAATACCATCAAAATCAAGCACACTTTGTGCATACTTACTACCACCCTCTGCTGCTTTTATTAATTTATCATTTCTCTCTTTTACTTGTTTAGGTGTAAGTAGAACCCATTGATCACCAACTTTAGTCCAAGTTCCTCCTTTAGCCTCAGGATTATTTTTAATATATTCTTGCATTTCAGCATAATTATTTACTCTTGGTTGATCAATAGGATAATACTCAGACATTCCCTGTCTTCTTCTAGATCTAGAAGGTCTTTGCACCTCTTTACCCCACCTTCTATCTCTTCCACCAAACAAAGGATTAACTTGTAAAGTTCCTCTTCCCCTCTTATCAAAATCAGTTAATCCTCCTGTCATTGCATCGGTTATACCACCCATCATCCTAAGAAGTCCCCAATCCTTTGGACTTCCTGTAGGATTTTGCTTATCAAAATCAAAAGTACCTAATGTTGCAAAATCCAATGCCCCACCAATACCTCTCTTGATTCCCATTCCAGATTGTTTTTCCTTTCTCTTTGCTTGCTCATTACGAGAGCCCCATGCTTTATCCTTACCACCAAACATAGGATTAACTTGAAAATTACCTTTACCCCTCTTATCAAAATCAGTAATTCCCATTGTTGCCCAATCTGCAATTCCTCCTGCTATTCTTCTTATTCCCCAATCCTTTGGTGCTCCCTTGCGATTTTTCTTATCAAAATCCCATATACCCCCTGTAAGAAAATCAGCAACACCTCCAACAGTACCCTTTAATCCTCTTTCCTGAATAGTATTTCCAATAGCAGCACCTGCCACAGCACCAAGAGGACCAGCAGTAGCACCTAATAGACCCCCAATAATAGCACCTTTCTTATCTTTTTGTTTATTCTTTCCTAAATCTAAATTAGATTGTGGAGATTTATTAATAATATCCTCAAGAGAAGATGTCAAATCACTAGAAGAAATGGTTGTACTTCTTTTCTTTGTCTTACCACCAATTCCCAAAAATCCCCCTACTTTCTTATCAGGATAATTTATTGCAATAATACGCTCTCCACCAACATTACCATAATCTTTAATCTCACCACCAGCAGCAATTATTTTATCATACCTAGTCTTCTTATCAACAGATTTACCGTCCTTAGTATATCCCATAGCATCCGTACCCTTCTCACCATATAAACTGCCCCATGATCCCTTATCATCACTAATCACACCAAGAAAATCAATAGCATTAATACCTTTTCTAAATTGTTCTCGAATTCTTGCATCAAACTTAGCAAGATTTTCTGCTTGTTTTTTCTTACCTGCTTCGTCAAGGAAGGGGAATCGTATTAACTCTATAATCATCCTGAAAGGAGCACCTATAATATCCAATAAACCACCAAGTACTCCAAAAAACCTATTCAATATGGTCATTATACCTGCTGCTGCAGCCCAGAAATATTTTCTAGGATCAGTCCACCACTTATCCTTAGCCTTTTTCTTCCAATTTTCTTCTCTTTTTAAACCCCATTTATTAAGTTGTGCTGCACCTTCTCCAAGACCAGATGCAAGAAGTCCAGCACCAGCAACAACACCAGCAGCTGCCCCTGTTCCTATTTTTGCAGTTCCTATTGCAAATGTTTTAGCAGTACCTGCTGCAGTACCTGCGGTTGTTGCTGCTGTTTTAGCTGCACTCTTTACAAATAATTTCTTACCCCACTTGAGTATATTACCCATCACCCCCATTCTCATGGAGATTAAAGCAGCAATTACTGCTAATTTAGCTAGATTATTAAAAACACCTGTAAATTTTTCAAACGCTTTAGCTGCATCTTCACCAAAAGTTTTTTCTATATTATTGTATGCCCAATCATATACATTAGCACCTACATTAACAATTTCAATTAAT